GAACTTCTTACCTAAACCTAGTATGCCTCCCTGCGCAGGAATAGATGCGGCAGCAACCTCCCCTTCAGCAACTGCAACAGCTTTTAGAGCCTCTTCAATCTTCCACAATTGTCTAGTAGCGTTCACCATCATTATTCCACCGAAAGCAGAGCCGAACAATCCAGCAGCGGTAGCCACTAGACCAAACACAACAACCAATTTACCTAAAGCGGTTTTAGTGCCATCACTCAATCTGTTAAAAGCATTAAGCGCAGACTGGAATGTTTCTAACAACATAAGCATGATCGGCATAGCCGCTTGACCAAACTCAATCCAGGCTACCTTAAGGTTATTCATTGCCGTTTTCCACTTAACATCGGCAGTCTGCGCTAAGGCTTGAACAGATTTGTCATACTCTGTTGCATCCTGTGTCGCTTGCTTAAGTATGTTAGCGTGCTCTTGATGCTTCATAATCAAGAAAGTTAAAGCACGCTGCATCTGAATAAGACCCTTAGAGCCGCCCTTACCTGTTAAGCTCCCAAACTGGGTAAGCTGCTTAACTAACTGTGACAGTTTCGGACCACCGAACTGCAACTTAGGATCTAAGGCAATAATCCTCTCTAGAATGTCGTAGAGCGGTATAAGTTTCTCTACTCCAGTTTTCGGATCTATCTCTGTTATCGCTTCTCCGGCACGTTTCATACCAGCGATGAAATCCCTTGTACCAAACAAATCCATTAAGCGCGCTAATGCTGTGGACGATTGCGCCGCAGATGGGATTGACTGAGTGACAACAGCAAAGGCGGCACCAGTCTGTAGTAGAGTTTGTCCCGCCTGTTTAGCGGAAGGAGCCAACTTGTTCATACCTGCGCTTAGCTCTTCAAAGCCTCCACGCATGAACCGGACAATAGCAAACAACTGAGACATCGCACCATGTAGCTGACCCTTACCTAAAGCCGTACTAAGATTAGTAGTTGATGGGAGGAAATCGTTGAATACTGTGATAAGAGTATCTGTGGCAACGGCAAGATCCACCTGACCGCCAACAGCGGCTTTATTAGCTTCTTCAAGAACGATCATTCCGTTCCTCAAGCGTTCCGCAGCACTAGCACCTAAGTCCATAGATGAGAAAATGTTATAGCTAGCTGCGGCCATTGATTCCGCTGAAGCAGGCCAACGCTTTGCCATATCTAGTAACTCAGTCTGCAACTGTGAAGCGGCTTCTGTAGTCTGTTGAATCGCTTTAGTGATACTAATAAAATCAGTGTCTGTAACCTGTGTAGCAGCTTTAGTGGCTTGCACATTAAACTTAGCGAATGAAGCTGCTGCTAGTCCTGCCAACCCCACAGTAACAGCGCCACCCATAAAAGAGAGTGAGCCAGCGTGAGCTATAGTTCTGCCCCGACGGTATGATTGTGCAGCAGCTTCACTTCTAGCTATTAACGGTGCTTGTCTAGCTATCTCAGCATTGAGTGCTCTAGCCTCAATTGTGGCGGCACCTAGCTGTCTAACAAAAAGGGCTTCTTCCTCATTAATTTTGACAAGCGTACTAGCCTGAGAAATCTGCGCTGCATCAAGTTGTAACATAGCTACGTGCTGTTTACCTGTTAATCTCAGATTTTCACCACGTAGCCAAGCCTGTCGCTCCAAACTGGTTATTCCAGTCTTAGCAAGATTCTGTTCAGCAGTTAAAATCTGAGCTAACGCTTGCTTTTTAGCACGTGCGTTTTGTAGAGACTTAGCACTCGACGCATTCTCTAGATCATTTAAAGCTACTATTGCTTTACCTTGTTTTACTTGCGCTGCCTGTGAAGCACCTCTCATTTGCATCAGTTTGTTCTGGCTTTGGGCATGGCGAGCTAGCGCACTCATATCACCTGAGATACGCCGCATACGTGCGGAGGCACGGTCTTGCAACCGAATGACGAGATTCATCTCATACATTCGGGCCATTACTTATCCCTCCGCTTCATCTCTGCTTCTTCATAACGAGCGGTGGCATTTAGTACTGCTTCTAGTCTCATCACAGTACCTTTCTGTTGTTGAAGTAACCCGCCCGGCTCAGGTAGAATACTAAACTCTTTGCACAGGCGGGTTATCCTCAACCACGTAATACACTCGTTTATTAGCTGGCTGTCGTAAGCCTCGGTGACTGCTCCTGCTCTTGTGGAGCGGCCTCTTCCGGTTCCTTTGTCTGTGAGGATGAAGAAGCAGCAGTTGGAAAAAGCTCTTCATCAGCTTCATCCTCTGCGTTGAGCTTATCAATCAGCTTCTCGATTTCAACGCCGACTTTCGGATTGAGCATCCGTAGAGTCATCTCTTTGTTGAAGTCAAGCTGCACATCATTACTATCAGTAATGTTGTGATCGACGATACAGTTCTTGAACGTGTAGAACCGCTCCCAGGTCTGATAAGTCTCAATCACCATCTTTGTATCATCATCAGCCTTCGACTGACCGGGCTTACGCTTACTCTGTTCCATGATAGCTTTGCTACCCTGATCTCTACGCTCAAGTACGTCCCAATAGGGAAGCTGCCTGAGCGTAACGAACCCATCCGGCGGCAAGCTCGTTAGCTCGTACCGGATGGGTTCTTGCGTTACGGTTCCAACTGGCATTGTATTCTCTCCTGTTTGTATTCGATTAACTAACTAGCTTAGGTCGTGACACCAACATTGGTCGGAGAAGTAACCTTGATCTCATAAGCGTTACCACCGACTTGGACTAGGCCGTGTCCCTTGAATCCACCCATGATGATAGCGTCAATCGAACCGACGTTGATATCGTAGGTGTCATACGCGCAACGGTTAGCCTGCATCGAGATACCCGGCACAGTACCGTTGTATGCTGCTCCACCAACTGTGGACTCTAACTTGAATGCTGCGGTCTGACTGTTAACCATCTTGTCATAATCGACACGAGTAAGGAAGTCCAACTCAGAATCGACTTCTAGATCCGTCTTACCATATTTGACGAAGCTAGCACTACGGTCAGCAACAATACGATTCTGCGGCTCTGCATTGTGGTTGACCATGAACGTGAATCCGTTAAAGCCGTCTGCTGCTGCGGCCCACGCGGGACTAACACCAGAAGGAGCAACGAACACGTTATGCGAATCAGCACCGAGTAGATCAGCCTCAAGCCACACAGGAACCGGAAGGCTCTGTACTGCCTCAGCTTCACCAATAATGCTCATTGTAACCTTAAGAACACCACCGTCAACTGTGAACGAATACTGACCAACCGTGCAGCCAGTGTAACCGAACACTTCACCGTTACGAACACAGGTGATCGAGAGCGTCTTAGGCAGAACAGTACCAGCGTTAGTAGATGTCGCTCCATCCGTTAACGGAGTGAAGTTGTACGTGTACGGACCTCCACCAGCCTTCGTGCAGGTGTGCCGTGATGCGTAGAGGAAGTAAGGCATGAAGTGGACATCCACTTCCATCTCAAGATCGCCAGCAATGTGATAGTACCCAGGAGTAACCTGAGAGTCAATAACCTGCTGACGAAGCTGCTGAGAGTAGTACTTGTCCTCTGTGTACTTCAACGATTCGGAGAGAACCGGAACGTGTGCGTAGGGCGCTACGTAAGTACCTTTCACAGTCTCAAACGCCACGCCTACAAACCCGGTTGCTCCAATACCTGCCTGTGATGCCATTAGTCACTCACCTTCTTTCGTGGAATAGATAGCTGTGCGGTACTACGTGCAGCCTGAACAAACGTCAGACCCGTAGTTCTTTTAAAGGTTGCTTCTTGCTCTTCGGTCATTTCCATCACTTGACCGTTAACTACTAGAAGCCCACCAAATGAAAGCGGAGTTCCAATAGGCATATCCGGCCAATCGTATTTAATCTGCATTAGAACCTCCGCTGACTTATTGCTCTCCATGTCAACCTAGTACAAATAACTGCATCGCCTTTCGATGCTCTAGGCTGCAATATTCCAGGCTCTTCTTGTTCTACCCAACCTTGTATGACACTTCTGGAACCAGTCTCATCAGTCCAGCCCATATCACTATCTAACTCAGTCTCTAGTTTAGATACTAATTGCAAATCAGCCTTCGATCTTTCGCGCTTTGTTAGAGTCAAGTTAGCGTGATAAACATAGAAGTAAAGAGTGGCATTAATCTGAAATGTATGTGTAGCATGAAACGTCTTAGCTTGTCCTCCTGGCACTACCACTACTGCCGGAAATCTTGGTATAATTTTCTCTTCATACGCTCCAACAAATTTGATACCTAAAGGGCCAGACTGTGCCTCTAGTCTAGCAACTACCATATCAACTAGTTCCCAGGTAGTAGTAATCATTATACCATAGGCCCAAACTGCGCCCCTCTAATACCGGGGCCAGTAACCCTATATTGAGGTAGTCTACCAGCACCAGCAGCGAACGATGAAATCGTACCTCCACCAAAGCTCTCGCCAAAGCGCCTACTAACTGGAGCAATGTGACTTTTAAATGGCGCTACGGTTTGAGCTAGTCCAGCCTCTAGCCAAGCCCCCGTAAGCGCTACAATCTCTTCGCGCGCTTCATCACTTAAACCAATAAAGCGGCGCTGCGGCATACCACCAGAAGCGTCAGCACCCACCTCTTTATCACCAATCTTCGCCCAATGTGGGGTCCACTGTCTACCTGTTTCGTGAGCTTCCCAGTAAGGTGGTAGACCGCCTGTGTGAAACCACACTGATTCACCACTCACTGACCAAGCCTCTTCACTTGTAGCAGCACTACGTAGACTTTCCGAATTACCATCATGGTAAGTTCTACTTAAAATTGGATGGACTTGATACCCTGATTCAGCTTTTTCTATTTGATAATCATGCGATAATTCCTGCCACCTAGCGCCTGTAGGATCTAGTTCAGTTTCAAAGCGCCGCTTCATATCGTCCATTGCAATACGCTTAGCGCCTTGCAAAACTTCTTCATCGTCAATATAGTTAGCGAATCGGTGAATAGCGATAGCGGCCCTATCGAGATCACTAGTATCGTATGTGAAACTAGACACTTAGGCCCAAGTCTCTTCGATAGTGAATGACGGATCTGGCGACGTGTCGTTAGGCCAGAAACTACTCTCAATGAGTGCAGAGTTCTCTAGCTCTTCACCGTCTACACCAATGACTGTAAGGGTGCCATTGCGGATATCGTTGAGTTCTGCAATAGCCTCGTTGTAGAGATTCTGTGCAAACAGTGAACCATCAGGCTCGTCCTCTGCTACGAGTAATGCGTACCATTTGGCTGCAATCAGCTTACCTGCGATACGCCTGATCTGCTCAGGCGTAGTAGCAGGACTAACCCAGGCGTTGATAACGGTAAGATCGAACGTGCCTGAGAGCCTACCACGGATTAAACGATAAGCGTCGATCTGAAGCAAGTCATCTTCACTATCACTGATCTGCGCCTTGCCCTGCTCAACAGGCAAGTGTGCATTGATGTCGTCCAACGTTGCATAAAGATTAGCAGCCATAAGGATAGGTGAGTAGGTAGCCGTTAGGCTACCTACTCACTAGCTCCTTCTTCAACGCTAGCAAGAAGAGACAAGTAATCGTCACCCTCGTCATCATCTTCAATGTCGAGTAGTGTACGAGCGTCAAGTCCTTCCCGTAGTGCGCGGATCTGTTCCTGCCTGAAGCTCCTAACGCTACCTAACCATGTGGCAGGCATCTTAGGGTATACTTGAGTTCGGATAGATCCTGCATCTAACAACGCATCCCAATCGTTGCCTAGCTGCTTGGGTGTTACTACCGTCCCTGATGCGATTGTCGGTTCACTCCCTAGACGGATTTCAGTCCAAGCATAGTATTTATTCGCCATGATTATCTCCTGTCATCATCATGTTAGACCGCTGCAACTGCTGTCTGGAAGAGGTACGCGGAGGTATCAGAGACCACCTTAAGATCGTACTTGAACGAAGTACGAACGATGTCACTCTTCCTGTCCTCTTCACGCCAACGATCCGTGGGCTTAAGCGAACCGTCAGGGTAGTTCTGTGCAAAGGTCTTACCGAATGTCTTAGTCTTTTGACCAGGCGTAGCGTCAACAAGTCCAA